GGGTTGTAGCTGCTTGCCTTCCAATATCGTGAACGTCAAGATCTGCCGTATTAATTTCAGTAAGGTCGGCAAATGTAGAAGAACCACCACCACCACCACCGCCAGCAGCTGCGTCGAGAACACCGTTATTTGCTGTAAGATTAGCACCAGCTATCGCAGAAATAAAATCTACAATTGATTCTTTTTTACTTGCCCCACTATCGTTTGCGTCAATAAATGCAATGCTATCTGCCGCAACATCAATAACACCGCTATTTAGCGCATTTAAATCTGCACTATTTGAACTTCCTCCACTTCCAGCGGAAATTGTAATTTCATCACTTGCTGCATTTGTTGTAAGAGTAATATTTGATCCTGCAACAAATGTCAATGTGTCAGAAGAACTATCTGCAACTATATTAGATTGGCCAGAAATTGCAAATGTACTAAACGTATTTGAAGAAGAACCGCTTCCACCACTACCTATGTCTGCTGCATTAGCAAGTTCAACCCATACGCCGCCGTGGGCATAATAAAGTTTTCCAGTGTCATGTGCATGACCTACACAGCCGTGATAAACACCAGGATCGACAGTATCTAAAAGAGCCTTTGTGTCATAATAAAATGATATTTTGTGTTGTTTGTTTGGCAAATCAAAATTGCCGTTTGAGTCAAAAAGATCAACCGGTGTATTTCCGCCTAACGAAAAGTATAATTCGTTAAAGTTATCGTTTGCCTTGTCGAATGCGTTACGTATCGGGTCGCCTGTCCCATCGTTTGCCGATGCACCGATATTAATTATTTGCTTGGCCATAGCATGTGCTTCCTCAGAATTTTGATTAAATATTTATTATATTGGTATGTGATCCGCAGTGACGAAGGTCGAATCAACCGTAAAGTTTGTTACAGAGGCTTCCAATAAATCTGTATTAGCTAAATCAAGAGGCGAACCAGATCCGTCATCGTTAAATAAACGAACAAACCTCACCTTCGTGTTTCCCGTTATGAATACTTTGTAAATAAAGTCGCCGAACATTTTTGTTCCAGCTAAATGAACATTTTCTTTTAATAATTTTTCGTATTCGCCCTTTGAAAGTGTCGATTTAATTTGATAAGAATATTCTTGATAGAAATCACTATCTTGAACTTTTTGCCCAGAATTGTAGTATTGATATGTTTCCACAAAAGTATAGAGTTGAGTATTACTATAATACCATTGTTCTAATCTTAAAGCAGGAACAACAATATTATCCCATCGAGCTTTAACTGCAGCATTTGCGGTTCCCAGACTCAACTTTAAAAACTCATCTTTATCATCTGCTGTAATAGATCCATCTTCGTTTATATCAAGATATGCAAAACCGTCAGACGCCGTTGATTCGCCCCAAGTTTCAAATTCTGTCGGTGTCGTAGTTAAACTATTTTCCACTCGCCCTACCTGTGTAACAAAACGTTGTGATGGTAATATTGGAGATTGCGAAGTAACGGGGTTTACGATGTAGCCGTTTAAATGCGAAGAAAAGTCTGCCCAATATCCAGTTGATTTGCCTTGAGTAAGAGCTCTTATTGTACCCGATGCTTTATCAACACCGTCAGCATCAACTAAAGTAGCGGCAGCTCCATCAACATATCCAAAACCAGAATTTTGTATTCCGACGCTCTTAATGCGCCCTATGGCAAATTCTGTTTCGGTGTTTATAATTGCGTTAAACCCAAAAGGATTAGAATTATAATCTACTTCAACACCAGTAATTGCAATCTCGTCTGCGTTTCCTCTTATGATATTATTATCACCGCTAAATCCATAATAGTCAAACGGTGTTACACTAATATAACCTGCAGCCGAATTGGTTTCTGTAACGATAGCTTCAATCTCGGTTATATCTTCTTGGACAATTTCTCCAATACTAAATATGCCTGCATCACCAGGAGATGACAATTTTAAGATTTGGTTTCTACGATCAAATGCGCGCATTGTATCATCTTCGGCAATTGCCCAAACCTGATTTACATAATTTGTGCCTGGGCTAATATTATCAAATCTTCCTATTCTTCCTATTGTTAATGACTGAATGTCAAAAGCTTCGTCTAAAGGAGTAGATAAATTGACCGGCGTTGCAACACCTGACATTGGTGCAGTGGATTCGTAATCAGCTGCATTAATATTAACGCCTGCAAAAGGCGCAACGACATCGGTTATAACTTCGGCAACAGATTCATTTGTAAGTAAATCTACAATAACGTTTGTGTTTGTGTTTCCGCCATCGGGAAATAAAGTACCAGGTGAGGTTTCGTTTTTTGGAACAACACCTTGCACAGATATTACGACATTAGGAGAACGATCTAGCGTACTAATCGGTCTATCAATACTAAAAGATTCGCCAGAATTCATTCTTATGCCGACAGAAGAAATACTTTGCCCAATTACTATACCTTGGTTGCCAGCTGTATCTTCTAATCTTTCATAAACTGTAAAATCTAAACTTGTATTGTTAAGAATGAGTGTTTGGTTTGAAACTAAGAGTCTTGTGTTTTCGACTGTGTATCCGTATCCACCATTTATTAAATCGTAAACAATTTCACCAGAAAGTTGATCCGTTGTTTCTGTTACGATTGCCTTACCGCTCATTCCAAATTCTGAAACGACATCTAACATATCACCGACTTTATTTCCCGAAGTTACTAAACCTGTAATAGAAGTATCGACTTCAAACTGGCTTAGAGATCCACTTATGCGGCCAAATGATATAACTTCACCGTCAATATTTGTTATGATATCATCATATCTTTCAAAGTTTCCTTGGACTGAATCGATATAAATGATCGGTGTTTTTGTTCCATTTAGAATCATAAAGTTGATTCTTGAAACTGCAGCCTTGGCACCTGATGCGGAACCTGTAATATTTTTTGAAATTAAATCTTTGTAAGAATATTGTTTATCCGTTTTGGAAAGGAATACATTTGTGTTTTGAAACATTTGCAAATAAACACCTTCCTTCCATTTTGAATTAGAAACCTTAAGCATTTTTTCTGCTGGGTAAATAATATCAATATCAAATTCTTGAAAGAAAATTGCGAAAAATAATTCAATACCTGCTGGTGTACCTTTACGGCGATATAGATCAAGAATATTTTTAACTATAACACGTATTGAACTTTCACGTAATGGAAGATCTGCGAGAAACTTTTTCTTAAAGAAAATAAGCATGCTAGAAAGAGTGGTATCAATATCGCGATACTCGAACATTCTTCTTGACACATAAACTGATTGGTTTGTTTGTGTTTCGAGAAATGTATAATAATCTTTTACAAGTTGAACGAGCTCAGGCCCGTCTTCTCGGTATATACCGGGAAATTGGCGCTCAATAAATACTGATATATTCTTTTCTATTTCCATTTAAGAGTTTCCGCTCTTTATATTAATAGCCACTGCCACCGCCTCCAGCGCTTCCTTGCGCCGACGAAGGATTAGATCTCGCAAATCCTTGTCCCGAAATTCCTGCTTCTTGTTGACTTGAGGAAGTTGTTGATGATCCTCTTTCTTCGAGAGTCATATTTACTTTAACATCAGTATCTCTAATAATAAACACTCGACCCTGAGGTGCTTTAACATCACTCTTTTTAACTCTTGCCATAATTTTAATTGCATTACCAGTATATTCTTCAACTTTAAAATTCGTTAGCTTAACCTCGCCCGTTGCATAATTCACCGTACCTGCATTAGGATTAATTATTTGCGGGTTTGTTAAATCATCGGTTATTGTTTGGATTTTTCCAAGACCGTCGTCCTGTAAATACAAGCAAGTCCCATCAATATCAAATGTGCTACTTTTTATTGCTGGTTTATAATCGGCAAAACCGTTCGCTGCCCTGAAGGCATAAGGCCTAATAAGCTCGGCTTCAAATTTAAAAGATGGGTTTGTAGTTAGGTTTATGACAGGCGAAAATTCAATAATTGGCATAATTATAATATTATTACTTAAGACGGCGGTATCAACTTCGTCAATAGCACTCGATAACTTACTTTTGCGTAAAACTGTGCTAAAGTTTTCTAAATTATTATTAGAATATGTTTGAACGGCTGAACGAATGAGTGTTTCAACTTGCGCGCTGCTCTTTTCAGAATTCTTTACACTGTAAATCGTATCTATTTCAACATCGGCATACATAAACTTGGTTTGAACAAATATTGGTTCAATGCCCAAAGGACTTCGGTCTGCGAGATATTCAATATATGCATTTGCAAGAGTTGATGAAATAAGTTGCGTTTGACTATTTAAGTAAATTGAAATTGCTACTTTGCCAAACTGCGGCGGATCCAATTCTTCTCCACCATAGGCAGCCACAGCAGTAATTTCTGGAAATGCTTGCTTTAATAGAATTTCGTAATCACTTTTTGTAACTGCTCGCTCTTGAATTTGTAAAGCCTTGGGCGCAAAGTATCGAATACTTTCCGTCGATTCTCGTTCTTGTCCTCCGGCTGCAGGAGAGATTGTTACGACGCTGGCACTGGCACCTTCTAAAAAGCTAGTGCTAAAAGAACTTGCGCCGTTTACCTCTGGGCCAGAACAAATTCGATATCTTACACGAACGTCTTCAAATGCTTGTGGTTGTAACCCAAACTCGTTGTTACCGAAATAAATTGCATAACGATTATCTAAATAAGCTTCGAGATAAAATACTCTATCAGTTGGTCTTACACCGAAAATAGTATTTGCTCGGGTAAATGTGTTTTGGTCTTCCGTTGCTTCTGCGTCAATGAATACAACAATACTATCTGTATCTACTTCTTCGTTTGAAAGCTGAACTCTAAGAATTCCGTCCGCATCAATAATGAAGCCTTCTCTTTGAAAGCTTGCAAGCATTTGTCCTTCAAAGATTTCAACATTATCTGCAACATAAACACCTGGTGCTGTACGGCGCGCAATGTATGTTTGATTAGTTACGAAATTATAAAGATCGCCTTGATAATTGGCAGAAAAGTTTGTGTACGTAGGAATAGAAATTGTTGATTCTGTTCTACTTGCATCTGTAATTGTTACCTGAACGACAGCCTTTGCAGATTTACGAGATCTTGGAACATAGTTTAATTCTTTTGCATGAGAAACGATTGAGTTTTTCAGTACGGCCGAGTCAAGGAACATCTCGTTAAGCGCCATGTTTGTATAGAAATTATTTTGAAACGTGTTAAACGCCAAAACATCTAAAAACACACTCATATTACTTCCTTCAAAGTTATAATCTTTGAATTGTGTTTGTGTTCTTAAATATGTCTTAAGCTGATCTTTAACCGAATCAAAATCTAATTCTGTTATTGGTGTTTTTACACTGGCCATCTTATCGTACCCTTGTTAATATTAAGTCTAATTTAATCGGCTCGTTGGTGTTTCTTATATAAAAATTTACTACAACATTTACCGTATTATCATCGTATTTTGAAGAAGCAGTAACGTTTATTATATCTGCTCTTGGCTCGTATGTTCTAATTGTACTTTTTACTTTATTTTCAATTAAATTTAAAACGGCCGGTGTTATGTTTTCAAACAACAAAGCTCTGATTCCACCGCCAATAAAAGGTTGCATTAATCTTTCACCAGGGTCAGTAAGTACTAAATTTTTAATTGATTGCTTAACTGCTTCATCATCTTTGATTAGAGCAAGGTCTTGTGAAATAGGACTAACAGCCAGATCCTTTCTAAAGTCTGCGTATAAGCTTTGCTTTTTACTGAATGGCGTCTTGACTGTTATTGTCATCTAGGAATCTCTCTTACATCTAAATGAATTGAATCGCTATATACAACGACTCCTCTAAATCCGTGTTTTAAGGCTGCAGCAGTAAACGCGTCTACGTCTGGCATATCCTTTTTAATATCTATAACGAGACCACTCAAGTGACTATTACTAGGATCATATTCTTTCTTTTCGTTCCAATCTTTACTAAACCAACCTTCTGTGATGGTGTACTGACCACCTATGTCATCATATATTCTTTTTAGATATACTTTTACGTCAAGATCGATTTTAGAATATCCGTAAATACCAATCCCATCTTTTTCATCTTTCCAATCACCTTCAACTTTAATCCAACCAACTTGGCCTTTCCATACCTTACCACACGATGGCAGGGCATTATATTCTGCTACAGTTATTGACTTGATAGTTGTTGGTTCTTCGCCAGTCGGAGTAATACGCTGCCCAGCTCTTCCTTCCCACAGATCCGTTAATCTATTTATCCCATCTATCCTTGCTTGATCGGAATATCTTAATGCTCCGTTACGAACAGCTGTTGAAGTGTTCATATTTGAAATTGCAGCAAGACGATTTACTATGCGTTGATATCTTTGCGTATAATCATCAAGAGGTTTTTTAATATCTTTTAATAATGCTTCGATATTTGTAGCAAGAGCGCAAAATCTATAAACCATAAACTGTATCTGTTCAAGAGTCGGACTTTCAAACAAACTGATGGCATAATCAATTAGTGCTCGCATTTTATCTTTAAGTGATTTCTTATTCTCTTCAGTAAAGAAAGCACACATCTGTTCTTTAGTTGTTAAAATAGCTTTTATACCGGCAATCGTCGCTCCAGTTAAATCGCCTACGATACTTTCAATATTAAAATTATTAATCGCGTCTTCAATTTCTTGAAATACGCGGTCAATGACTGCAGTCAATTGTTCTTTAATTCGATCTATAATTTCTTCTTTAATTTTTTCTTCGGTGAGATCTTTAAACCCATCAAATGATCTTACCTTACTTATAAATGCAATTGCGTCTGAAACAATTCCATCTATTACTCCGATCAAATCATAAAAGGCATCTATTTGATTGAAAATATTTTCCATTGTAGCACAGAACCCGCCCATTATACTAGTAGCAAACGAATCCTTATAATAAGAATCAAATTCTCTTGTAAGCTTTAAATAATTAGATTGGTCAACGAGATCGGTTGGAGTATAGTTAAAAGCTCGAATGAAGTCAGCAACTTCTAAATTTGTAATAAGTCCTCTTTCCCATCTTCCTTTTAAATCTGGATAATCTTCTAGAAAGTTTTGTGCTCTATCTTTAAAAGTCGTGTTTACATAATTTGCTGCTCGATAAAAAGAATCACCGTACGTATTTACTGCAATTGAAATTGGATTATTATCAGCTTCGATTAAAATGTTATTCGCCATTTCCTGAGCAAAAACATCAAGATGATTTGTGTTGAAAGTACCGTCTGAATTAATTGTTGGCGCTGAGGCAACAGCAAGTCTATTTAAGGTAGTCTGATCTGTATAATCTATACACTTAGCCATATTTAACTCCCTACCTCAATAATGTCGCCGTTTACGTCTGTTGTAAATTCTGTAGTTGGAAGAGTAGGCGCATCCGTGTCTGTGATTATAACAGCACCATTAGCGTCAAAGTCCAAACCTGCAATGTTACTTGTGACCTGTGCGACATTAAGTATAACGTTATCCCCTGTAAGCGATACTATTGAATCAAATGATCTATTAATTTTTGCAGTATCTCCTAAAGGTGAAGCCCAACCTGCAGCAGCTGATCCTAAAAATTTATACACGCTTTCAAAAATAGATGTTGCTGGAGAAACCGGTTCAGGAGCTTGGACACGCTTAATACCATAGCCGCCGGTTCCAAGAGGATTCGGTATACCAAGAACAGCAAATGGACTTGATAAAACACCAGTAAAGAAACTTGTAATGTCACCGTTTGGCGAAGGATACGCGTATCCTGAAAAAATTGATCCACCTAATGGAGGCGGCTTCAATATGCTCTGTGCAGGAGGCGTGATAGCGGGTATTGACGGAAGTGCAATAGATGGTGGAGTTACAGTAGCAGGTGAACCACCAGCAGGACCACTGTAAGCCGCGGCCTGTAATATTGCAGCACTTGCTCTACCAAAAGT